CAGATATTGTCATTAAAAAACCGATACCAGAAGAAGATGTAAATTTAATAATTAAAAACAAATCTGTAATGATACCATCGGAGTGGTGTTATAAATGTGTAGATTCAAGAGCGGTTTCAGACACATTTGCAGTGGGCCATCCAGAACCAATGAAAATATATTGCAACACAATAGACAACATTAAAGATTTTTTAAATATTCATCCAGAAACTTTACTAGGATCTCATCTACAAAATCACAACGTAGATGTAATTTTAAAGGATGGATGGATTTACGATATAGAAAACGCAGCAATTCGAAAAACAAAACATGAGTTGATTTCTGTTTAAAAAAAATTAAACTATTTTAGTGAAACATATTGTCTTTAATAGTATAAAAATTCAGAATTTTCTTTCTGTAGGAAGTCATCCTTTGACTTTTAATTTCGCACAAGGAATAACTTTAATTACTGGAGAAAACAGAGACAAAGGTGGACGTAATGGTGTAGGAAAAAGCTCCGTAGTTGAATCTCTTTACTGGTGTCTTTTTGGATCTACCATGAGAGACATTAAAAGGGAGAAAGTTATTCACCAACAAACAGATGATTCCTGTATCGTCTCTCTTTCTTTTGACATTATATCCTTTCAGAAAAGAGATGAATATGTCCTAACAAGAACAATTAATCCAAACAAAGTTCATCTAACCTGCAATGATACAGACATCACACGTTCATCCATGCCCAAAACGGATGAACTGATTAAAGAACTTGTAGGCGCTACGGAGGAAGTGTTTCAGAATGCAGTTATTATGTCTGCAAACAATACTTTGCCTTTTATGGCTCAGAAAAAGGTAGATAAACGCAAATTTGTAGAGGGTATTTTACATTTAGGCATATTTGGAGAAATGCTTCTTCAAATACGCCAAGACTTTAATGATGGTAAAAAGAAAAATGAAATTATTAGCACTAAGTTTTCAGATAATCAAAGAAATTTAGAAGTTTATAAAAAACAATCTGAAAAATTTAGGTCAAATCAAGACACCAAAGTCAAAAATTTGTCTGAAAAGATTGGAGAATTGACAGATTCTATCAAAGAATTAAATGATCAGAATAATGATACCGGATCAATTCAAAGCACCAAAGAAAAATTACAGAATTTAATTTCTAAAAAAGAAGATAAGTTAAAACAATTGACCGACCTTTCAACTGAGTGTATAAATGAGAGCCAAACTATAGAATCTAAAATTCAAAATTTGTTATCCTCTATTAAATTTAACACTCAAGAAAGAGATAAACTTAAACAAATTACAAAAATCTGTCCAGTTTGTAAACAAGATATAAAGAGTGTTGATGAAGTACATATATCTTCTTTAATAACAGAAGTTGAATCCAATATTCAAGTGGATGAAGAGCTTTTAAAGTTTGCTCGCAAGGATAAAAAGAAACAAGAAACTAATTGTGAAACAATTAAGAATACATGCAATCTTTTAATCACGGATATAAGAAAACATGAAAAAGAATTGGCTTCTTTGGGACTAATTTCTCAGCAAATTATTCAACACGAATCTCGCATTGAAGAAATTAAAAAAGAAATTGTAAATACTCAAAATGAAGTAGATCAATTTATTTCTTTAATAGAAAATACAGAGATTGACATTAAAACACAAGAAAATGAATTGGAAAATATTCAAAAACATTTAACAGTACTAGAAACTGCAAAATATATAGTCTCAGAAGAGGGAGTCAAGACTTATATTGTCAAAAAAATGTTAAATGTCCTCAACAATCGACTTAATTTTTATCTACAAGCTTTAGAAGCTCCTTGCAGATGTGAATTTAATGAAATGTTCGAAGAAACCATTCATAACGATCTAGGAAATGAATGTTCTTATTTTAATTTTAGTGGTGGAGAGCGCAAGCGCATTGATCTGGCTATACTTTTTATGTTTCAAGATCTTCTCCGGATGCAAACCGGCACTTCTTTCTCAATTAGTATGTATGATGAATTGTTTGATTCAGCATTGGACGAGAAAGGTGTTGAAAAAATATTGAACATTCTCAAAGAACGAGTAGACAGGTATAAAGAAAATGTATACATCATATCTCACAACAAAGCCGCAATTAAATCTGGCATAGATCAAGTAATTTACTTGGAAAAAAGTAACGGAGCCACTAGAATTGTAGAACAAATCATTTAATATAAAATTATGCTAGAAGAAAAATATCTATTAATCAGTGATGACGGTCCTGGATTTCATACCATTGAGGGCGAAGGAGAGTTGATCGGCACACCAAGTGTGTTTATGAGACTTTTTGGATGTAATCTTACCTGTAAAGGTTGGGCGTCTGCTGATTCACCTTGGGGATGTGATTCTTATATCTCATGGTCTAAGAAAAACAAATATACATTTGACCAGATGTTTAATTTTTATGATGAAAATGGTTTGACAGAAAAATTAATGAGAGGAGATGTTTGGAAAATTACTGGAGGAGAGCCCATGTTGAGGCAAGAACCCTTGCTAGAATTTGTTCAAGCATTTTATGATCGATATAATTTTATACCGACCATTGATTTTGAAACCAACGGCACAATCAAACCGGATGATCGATGGGTTCAAGACTTTCAAGCTACATTTACAGTATCTCCTAAGATGTCTAATAATGGAGATCCAGTTGAAAAAAGATTTAAACCAGAAGTTTTAGATTGGCACTGTAAACAAGATTCATGTTTTAAATTTGTTATCGGAAATGAAAATGATTTAGAGGAATTAAAGCAAGTTTATCTTTCAAATCCAGAATTTTATATTGCACCATCTCGAGTATGGCTTATGGTGTGTGCAGGTTCTCGCCAGGAACATATTGAAAGAGCTTCAGCAGTAGCAGAATATGCAAAGAAATTAGGGGTAAATTTCTCACCTCGCTTACAACTTATTATTTGGGATAAAGCCTTAAAAGTTTAAGTGCATTTTAGATATTTTTTCTATTTATAATCAAATGGCTTTAAAAATCAAAAACCAAAATTTGAACCAAAATTTGGAAGACAAAGTTGTATACTCATATAATTGTTCTCGTCACGCACTTCCACATTTGCCACCTGGCACCTATCAGCATTTCTTGCCTCAAAACTTTTATATAAGTTTCACACCCATAAGAGTTCCAGCACCAAAGCCAGTTGAAATGCCAGAAACTAGCTTGCCAAGAGCTATTAACTATTATGCTGACTATGGTGGTTGTGGATTTTGGCGCATGATTTGGCCAGAAATTTCGATGAATGCCTATGTCAAAGGCACCATATCTGGATTAACCAGCATGGTGTTGGATATGAGATTTTATCAAGGCATAAAGGCGATAAGATTTCAGCGCCAAGCTACTCCTATTCAGAATTCTTTCATCAAAGAATTGCGAAAACATCAAAAAGATTTGGGATATCGTTTGATTTATGAGGTAGATGATATTGTCTTTAGAGAAGACATTCCAGATTACAACAGATGCAAGGATGCATTTGCATCTAAAGAAACAGAAACCACCATTTTAGATATCATGTCTCAAATGGATGAAATCACGGTAACTTGTCAGTTCATGAAAGATTACTATATTTCAAAAACTGGAAACAAAAACATTACCGTAATTCCAAATTATGCTCCAAAATCCTGGTTGTCTCGCTATTACAATCCAGAAAGATTGGTTAAGTTATATGACCAGTACAAAAAGAGACCTCGAATATTGTATGCTGGTTCTGGAACTCATGTAGATGTAATTAATCGCACTGGAATGAAAGATGATTTCGAACATGTGTTACCAGAAATCATTAAAGCTCGTAAGAAATTTAAATTTGTTTGGAAAGGGACTTTTCCACCAGCAATAAAACCGTTCATTGATAATGGTGAAATGGAATTTTTGCCTTGGTCTCCACTTTTTGAACATCCACAAGGCATGTTAGATGCAAAGTGTAATGCTTGTTTTGCGTCCTTGCAGGATAATATTTTTAATCGCTCGAAGAGTAATATTAAAATTGTTGAAGCTGGTGGACTTGGTATGCCTGGAGCATTCCAAGATATGTGTACCTATCAAGAAGCCGATGTAAAATTTAAATCCGGAAAAGATTTGATCAATCAATTGGAGTATATAATGTCTGATTGCGACAGATATATGCAATTGTCATCAAACATTAATAAATTTACTAATACATTGTGGTTAGAAGATCACCTAGACGAATACGAAGCACTATATTTCACTGCTTACGGCAGCAAGGAACGCAATTTAAAAAGTCCACGCTTGATTTCCCTCAATAAAGAGCAGAGAATATAGGCATGTATAGAAATGTCTTTTATGATTCTGGCAAACAATGCATACATTTATGGACATGGGACGCTCAAGGAAAGCGTGTAAAGCTTGAATCAAGCTATGAACCTTATTTGTTTATTGAATCTAACAATGGTGAAGATGCTGTTTCCATCTTTAATACACCGTTAAAGCGAGTCAAATTCAAAAATCAATTTGAAAGAAATCGATTTGTTAATGAAACACCTATTAAAAGGCTGTTTCATAACTTGAGTTGTGAACAAGATTTCTTGCTGACTTCATTTAAAGATGAATTACACAAGCCAGAAGCACTTCAACATCCGTTGAAAGTGTTTTTTCTGGATATTGAGACCTATTCACCTGGAGAATTTCCAGATCCACACAATCCAAAAGACCCAATTAATCTAATCACACTGTGTGATTCTTTGACTGGACACTATTATTCATGGGGATTGAAACCTTATACACCGAAAGATAAGGACGTAACTTATTTTTACTGCAAAAGAGAATCAGAATTGCTGATGTCTTTCTTGAATTTTTGGAGCAAGGACCATCCAGATATGTTAGTGACCTGGAACGGTGAAGGATTTGACGTTCCATATATCATGAATCGTCTAGGAAACCTACTCGGAGAAGAAGAAACCAGCAGGATGTCTCCAGTAAATTCCATTTATTACCGGGAAAATGTGGCTATGAATAAGTTCGGTAAAATGATCAATCGATGGTATATTCGCGGAGTTAGCAATATTGATTACCTGGAAGTTTATAAAACCTTTTCCCGGGGAGATCGAGAATCCTATTCATTGAATTATATCGGGGAATATGAATTGAACGAGGGGAAGACAGACATCGGTGGTCAAAATTTAGCGGAACTATCAGAACAAGACTGGGAACTTTTCGTGGATTATAACATTCAAGATGTTCGTCTGCTGGTCAAGTTAGACGAAAAACTTAAATTCATTAAACTCATCAGAGCATTGTCCTATAAAGGTTTCATTCCCTTTGAACAATCTCTTGGGAAGGTTTCAATGATTACAGGAGCAGTTGCTCATCAGGCACTGCTACAAAGTTTTAGAATTCCTACATTCAAGAATGATGGTGTTCGAGATGAATATGTAGGCGGATATGTTCATGAACCAGAAAGAGGTTTGAGTAATGCTGTAGTAAGTTATGATGCTAATAGCTTGTATCCAAATACAATCATTACTTTAAATATTTCCCCGGAAACCAAAATAGGACGCATATTAGAAGTAGTTGATGATGAATATACTGTAAAATTAACAAATGAAAAAACAGTAACCTTAGCAAAAGACAAATTTAATAGGTTGGTAGAAAAGGAACAACTTTCTATTTCAAAGTATAATGTACTTTATACACAAAAATTTAAAGGAGTGGTTCCCAATTTGATTGATCGTATTTATAAAGAGCGTGTAGAGACACGAGCCAAAGTTTCTAAGCTGATGGATCAAGTCCAAGATATCAAAGATCCTAAAATCAAAGATGAAATGGAATCAGAAATCCTTAATTTAGACACCATTCAAAACGTATTGAAATTAATCTTGAATAGTATCTATGGAGTATTTGCTCAAAAATATTCTCCGTTATTTGACATTGATCATTCTGCAAGTATTACATTAACCGGTCAAGCAGTTGCGAAACAAGCTTCGGAAATTGCGTATCAATTTTCAAAGAATAAAGGATTTACTGGAGATAAAAAAGAAGTGTATATCTACGGTGATACCGATTCATGTTATTTTAGTATTTCTCCTGTTTTAAAGAAGCTTAATATAGATTTACTTAAAGACAATAAACTCACAGAGGGAGCTCGATCTGTACTAAAAGAAATTGATAAATATCTGAATACCTCAATCATTGATTGGGCTCGAGCAGAATTCAAATCTACAGATCCCCGGTTTGTATTCAAACAAGAAGCAGTTTGTGATGTAGCCTTTTTCCAAGAAAAAAAGAGATACATTTTACATGTCATAGAACAAGAGGGGAAGATTCCTAAAAAACCCTTCAAGTATGTCGGAGTAGAAGTGGCAAGATCTACTATTTCAAAACCAGTTAAAAGTCTTATCACAAGAGTTATAGAAAATGCTATGTTGGTACAGGATAAGAAAAAGGCAGATGAAGTCTTTAGAGAAGCTTATAATGAATTTTGCTCTTTTAAAATAGAAGACGCGGCTATTCGCAGTAAAATTTCAGATTATGAAAAATATGAATCACGTATAGGGGAATTTGGACAAATCGGAAAGGGTACACCAATCGCTTCAAAAGCTGGTATTCATTATAATACATTGCTTAAAAAATTAAAATTAGATGCAAAGTATGAGCCAATTGGCAGTGGTTTGAAGATCAAATATTTTTATACTTCTCGTAACAATTACAATTATAAAGTGATGGGATTTACTCAAAACTATCCACCAGAATTGAAAGAAGTTGTTGGATTAGACTATCAAACTATGTTTGAGAAAATTCTAGCACCACCAATTCAGCGTTTTTATGATGGAGTTGGTTGGAGACTTCCAACCCCAGGAAGAGAAGTTCAGACAGATTTGTTTGATTTATTTGAATAAAAAGATATCATAAATTATGCATAAAAAACCATTAGTAGCCCATGAGGCTCCTTTTAAGATAATGGCAGATGTACAAGCAATAACAGATTATGATTATTGTTTAGTTCATCTTCTAGAAGAAGACCCTAGATACTTGCAATTTTTCAGAGATGCAAAGGATAAGGGTAGGCATATAATCATGGATTGTAGTCTATTTGAGTTGGGTCATGCATTTGACCCTGCGAAGTATTTTTATTGGCTGAAAGAAATCCAGCCAGATGAATATATCATTCCAGATGTATGGCAAGATTTTGGTGCAAATCTAGAATCATACAAAGATTTTAACCACAAATTTAATTTGTCTAATTTGAAAGGTAAGCGCATTGGTGTTTTGCAGGGGAAGACATATACAGAATTGGCAGATGCTTATGAATTCATGGACAAAGAAGCAGATAAAATTGCTATCAGCTTTGGTTATGATTTTTATCTAAAGCATATAGATGCTTGGAAGTATACCAGATATTGGGATGCTTTAAAAGATGCAGATGAAGAATTTACGAGAACTGCAATCAAACCCACAGCTTATGCTAAAGGACGGTTGGAGCTAGTAAAGGATTTAATTTTAAATGGTACTTGGAATCCAGACAAGCCACATCATTTGTTAGGTTGTGGTATTCCTGTGGAATTCAATATGCATGAATGTTACATTGAAAGTATAGACACTTCTCACCCAGTCATGACAGGTTTCTATAGAAAATCCTACGAAAAGGGAGAAAATCGTTGGAGCAAAATTCATAACAAAATGGTAGATGTTTATTATCAAGATGTAGATCAAGAACAATGGTCTTTTATCAAAAATAATATAGAATTTTTTAAGCACGTATGAAAGTAACATTAACCGCAGCAACCCAACCACTAATTCGCACAGAAGATAATACTCGATTTTTAACAGCCGAGGAATTTATCGTATATGCTGCAAGAGTATCAAATCCTTCCAATCAATTAAATATTGAGACAGCTCCAAAATTGTTAAAATATTGTATCAATCATGAACATTGGTCTCCGTTTGAGCAAGCTAGTCTAACATTTGAAATTGTAACTAGTAGAGATATTTCTGCTCAAATTATTAGACATAAAAGTTTCTGTTTTCAAGAATTTAGCCAGCGTTAT